GCCGGGTCGTTCCATCGCTACGGATTACATTGTATCCGATGACAGCGCCATACTTGTTGAACATGATGCCATCGAACATGCCTTCCGGCGCACCCATAGCCGCGGCGGAAGTGCCGACTCGGTGGGATTCGATGAGCTGAATCTTGGCGACTCCGTCAGAAGAGAAAGTCTTAAGGATGAACATCTCTCCATCCACATCAACCTTTCGGCAGGAAATCTGTTGGCACTCCCAGAAGTTGAATCGCCCGGTAATGTCGCAAGGTTTGTTCGCCCAGTCGAGGAAGTAGTGTTCCGCCAGGTCATTCCAAGCTTCATCCTTGGACGCGGCCTGACCTCGGATGCCGTCGCCGATGGCGTACATCACATTGTCCGAAATCATCTGACGGATGAGTCCGGAGTTTACCGCGAGCCAGCGCATCTTGCGCGTAAGCTCTTGGCGGTCAAAGACCGTCATCACCTTCTTCTGGTCAGCGGGCCAGGGCGTATTGACCCATTGGCGCTTATTGGAATACTTCGCGCCTTCGAACTGCGAGAAGATGCCCGAACCTCCGCCGCCGAATCCATCGGCCATCGTCTTCAGTCCTTTCTTGCGGGCATACGCCTTTACATCGGCGACGGCTTTGCGGACTTGAGACTTCGTAAGTTTCTTTGGCATAAACTCTTATAGGCCTCGGAAGTTCCAGAGTCCATTGTAAACTCTCACGCGGTCGATAGAGCCGTACTGAGCCGGGTCTTTGATTTGGAGCGCGTATCGGCACTCAATCAGGGTCGTCTGGATGTCCATCGGGAAGGACTTGGAAACAGAAGTCCCGGAATCCGTGTAGCTCATCATGGTCTTTCCTTCCATGAGCATGCTGGCCGCTCGGTCGGCGATAGCCTCAACGCGAGCTTGAGATAGGATTAGAAAGCACCCGGTTGCCTGAGCCATAACCCTACGCGGGAGTCAAAAGAAAGGCCCATCCCTTGACCATGTTGGCAGAGGGGATGGGTGCCGCCTCCCCAACCCATGCCCGAGTAAAGGAGGTGCGCCTTGAATCTTCCAATCCCGCTAGGGGATGTCAAGACTCTTGCTCAGGAGTGGACTCTTTCTCTGGCATGGCGATGACATCATCAACTTTTCCAGTCAGCCTCCAAGCCAAGGCCGGAAGGATACAGATGACCTCGCAGTCCCAGAAGTGATTGTCCCTCTGGGCAATCTGCTCCCATAATGGCTTTCCGTTGGTCGAGATGGTTCGCTTCTCTGACTTCATCTGCTCCTTGTACTCCTCTGACACATCCCGGGGAATCATGTGCTTTCCGCGCTTGATGAGCGCCGCCAGCACATCCTTCAGGCGGAGGTTGGAGAAGTAGAATCGCTTGACGCGCTTCCCTCCCACGGCCTCCACGACTGGCGCGGAGTACGGACGAAGCTCCGTTTTGAGTCCCGCCGGGGTCTTCACTCGCCAGGCGAACTCGTTTCGCTGGTCACCGCGCGTAGCTACCCATCCGTTAGCCGCGCAAGCTTGCAGGACTTCGTCTGGCTGGTAGCCGGAGTCCACGAACACATTGGCCGGGTGAACCTGGTACTTGGTTTGCGTCTCGATGAGCTGTGACCATGAGAAGCAGTAGCCACAGTCCACCATCCGGGAGCGCCCATCCCCAGACCATCCACGGATGACCCAGTAGAAGCCGCGCTTCTGGACGTCCACTCCCATGAAGCGCATCCTGACGAAGTCAGGCTCGGCCCGCATTTCCGGGGTGATGGCATGGAAGACAGTCGGCCGACCTTTGACGAATCCGCCCTCCTGCTCCCAGTCTGACCCCATGGCGAAGTCGCCAGGCGCGGCCTCGGTTTTGATTTCGTCGGCCTGTTCTTCGAACTTTTCAGCCAGGCGCTTCTGGATGAAGATTCTCAAAGGCTCTTCGTCGCCGTACTCCTCCATGGATTCCTTGGCTTTGATGAGCATCACAGCCAGCTCCCCCCAGCTCATGGTCGCCATGCTGTTCCAATGGAGGCCGACATAGCTGGCATTCGTTGAAGCTTTCGTGGACACGAACCGACCCTTTGAGTTCGCCTCCAGGCGCGTCGCGTTGGTATCCGGTAGCCGTTCCTTGCAAGAAACGCACTCGTAGGTCGTTCCGTGGGCAACCTTCAGGAAGTCCCACTCGTCGTTCACTTTCGCCTCCTCCGGGAACTTCACTTGCGACCAGGTCCACGGCTGAAGATGGCCGCACGCCGGGCAACACATGTTCCAGTCGCGCATGTCCGTGGACTCATGGAGCTGGTGGAACTCTTGGCCGTCCTGACCTCCCTGGGACATGAAGATTCGCTTGCCCATCCAGCCGAACGCTGTCACGCGGGCCGAAGCTTCAGCCAGGTGACCCTGCGGAGCCATCCAGCACTCGTCCGCGATGACGTACCGAAGCGACAAGCGCTGGAGGTTCGTTTCGTTGTGAATGCCCCGGCAGTAAATGGTCATCCGGTCGAAGTCCGAAGTCGTCGAGCGCTCCATGTCGTCGTTCTTGAACTTGTCCTTGACCGGTGGACAGTTGTTCCAGACCGGGCGGAGGTAGCGGATGGAGAAGTCTTTCGCCTCGGCATCCGTAGCCTGAAGAACCATCGTCGGGCCAGGTTGATTCGCGATGATGTAGCAGGAGAATAGCCTGGCGAGCAAGGACTTGCCGGACTGGATGCTGGCGAGGATTGTCAGTAGCCGCGTCTCCGGGTCGGCGGCGATGCGGAGCGCTTCAGCAATCCATGGAGTCCTGTCCGACCTGAACGGCCCAGGCATGGGGGAGTCGGGGATGGCGTTGACGTTGCTTTCAAGCCATTCCACGATGTCGCCTGAGTAGGCCGGGCGGATTACATTCCGGCCGACCTTGATGAGTTCAACTTTGTCCATCCTTGGAGAGTTCCGTTCTCACGCGGAGCGACCAGGCTTCCAGCGCTTTGACTGCCTTCGCCGGGTTCTCCGGGTTGCATGCCTCGGCGACATCCAGCGCAAGCTTGTCCAATCGGTTCACGAACTCGCTCGCCAAGACTCGCATCGCTTCCTTGGCATCGGACGCGCGGATATACTCCCGGTTCATCAGGGCGAGCCTGTCCGCCTCCGCCTTCAGCTTCGTGAGCGTGTTGACGGTCTTGTCGTAGGAGGCGTAGAGCCGGGACTGTTGAGGAGAGCCGGACTTGACCGCTTTGATGTATTGATTGCGGGAAATCTGGACGAGGATGCGCTGGCGCTCGACGATGGAGTCGAATGTCTCAAGGACTGTCGGCGGAGCTTTGTCTTCCGCTTCCTGCGCGTCTTCACCTTCACCTGGCGCTTGTGAGCCGGGTTCTAACTTGTAATCCCCCGGCGCGATGCCTGTCGTCAGGTGTCTTTGCGCTCTCCACTTCTCCGCCTCCTCGATGCTGTCCAGCGGCATCCCTTCGGACACTAGCTGGGAAATGCGGCCGGGCGAAAGCTCCCACCTTTCGGCGAGCGTCTTTTGGCTGACCGCCATCAGGATTTCTTGTTTCGCTTCTTCAGTTCGATTTCTGCCCGCATCTGCCGGATACGCGACACCTCGTCCTTCGGCAACTCACAGTTCCACATCTGCTTAAGACTGTAGAAGACGACTGTGTAGCGAACCGCGTTCTCGGAAAGCTTGCGGATGGGAGTCACTCCGTGGATGAGCGACTGTCCGTCAAACAATGTAAGACTTCCGCTGGTGCATTTCAGGCACATGTCCAGCTCCGGAATCGCCAGGTAGCCGCCCTCGATGTCTTTCTTGAACGCGAACATGGCCGACCAGACGTTCTTGTAGTTGCCGGAGTCGAAGTGATAGCGGAGAGGATTGTTGTGGTTGATGATTCCGCTGGTGAACATCGTGTCCCCCATCCGGTACTCCGGCCGGACATTCTCAAGGGTGAGCCTGTCGTGTTCCGCCGCCATCGCTGGATTGTGCTGGCGGTAATACTTCGCGGCGACCTCGGCGAACATCTGGACGACCTGGCTCTCCGTAGGCTGTTCGGCGGATAGGGTCGCGGCGCGGCATGGATGGTTACGAACCGCGTTGCGCGGCGCGTAGCCGAAGATGCGAGCGGTACTGAGGAGTCCGTTGCTTCGGTAGCTCTTCAGGTAGTTCACCCGGCCTAGGGCATCCACGAACTCGCGCATGTCCTCGTCCACCTTCGCGATGTAGACAAGGACGATGCGACCATCGACGGTCACGATGGTGTCCTCATCAATCAAGGTGGAGCAGTCCTCCGGCTTCGCGGAGCGCTCCTTGAAGTCCTTGGGATTGAGATTACGAATTGTTGCGGATATTGACCTGATAGCCATTGGATTCCAAAAGATGGTTGATGACCTCCGCGTTGTTGGCAAGGCCGAACTTGTCCGCGTAGTCAGACAGCGCGTCAATGACGGAGTTGTATTCCTCCACGCCGTAGATGAGGACAATCTGGCGGATGATGGAGGTTTCGTAAGCTCCGGCGCGTTCCTTGATGGTGTCCATGCGCGGCTTGCCGTTCCAAGACTGTTCCACGTCGCCGACATCGGTGATGAGGTACTTCAAGTCGTTCTCGTTGAAGCCGATGAGCGCCAGGTCAATCTCCCCGGCTTCTTGGATGGCGAGCAGTTCCTCCTTGAGCAGTTCCTTGTCCCAGTCGGAGTTGAGCGCCAGTTGATTGTCGGCCAGCACATAGGCCCGCGCCTGGTCAGCGGTCAGGTGCGAGAGCGTGATGGTGGGAACCTCGACGAGTCCAAGCTTCGTGGCCGCGGCGAGGCGACCATGCCCGGCGATGACAGTTAAATCTTCTCGGATGAGGATGGGATTATTAAACCCAAACTTCTCGATGCTCTTGGCGAGCTG